TGGGTATAGAGAATTGATATCAACTGAACCAATCTTCTCGTGCAAACCCATTTGTGGAATCAAATCAAACGCGCCTTTAATTTTGTTACTGGAATCTGGAACGTGAATATCAGGAACACGCATATTCATTTGGTGCCAACAGAAATTGTCGATAGCAAGTTCAGCAAGTTTTAATGTCCCACCAACGTGCTTAAACAATCCACCAGAAATATGATAGAAGTCATTTGCCACACCTACATATCCAAGAGTTTCTTCGAACCCTTTTAGGATTTCTGTATCTCGAATGTTGTATCGAATGAAGTGTTGGAAGTCGTTTCGATAAAGATCAGCCAATGTTCCTTGATAGTGTAACTTTGGAAGGTCTGGAAGAATTTCATCAGCAATTGATTCTAATTTATATGATGGACGTTCTGCCGCTTCAAACTTTTGAAACAGATTAAGATAATCAACACTAACTCGACCATTTAAGTCGATTGTTTGTTGAGTTATTCCGAACTTGTCAACGTCTCTATATTTTGGTTTACCAGCATCTGGAAAAGATAACATTGCAAAGTATTTCGGACCGAGTACTCGTTCGACTCGTTTTGCAATGTACGGCATATCGAAGAAGTCACTGTTCCATCCACAAAGGACATCACTATCTTCTATTTCAGCAATGATAGATAACAGCAGTTCTTTTTCGTTTCTACAAAAGTAAATTTCTGCAAGTGAATGTATTTCATCATCAAACTGACTTTCATCAGTCCAAGAGTCATCAGGAGGAACACAATATACAACTGTTCGTTTCTCGTGTTGATGATATATTGCGATTGAGTTAATTGGAGCGTATGGATTATCTACAGAACTGAATCCAATCTCCTTATTATAATCAACCTCGATGTCAAGGAATGTAACGTTTAGTGTTGGGGCAGCCTGACCATAATAATGATCAGATATAATGCGACTTTCGGGAGCGATATCAGATTCAAACATTTCGATACCAGAACTTTTAAAATCATTTCTGGTAGCGAACATTTCCTTCCCGTTCGTGAAATCGTGACGAGTTAATCTGTCACCGAAGATGCTAACATAATCACCTTCTGTATCCTTCGTGAAAAAGTAATAGGGAGCAAGAAAAGTTTTCTTGATTCGTATGCTCCCTTCCCGTTCCCACACAGTGACTTCGTCACCTTGTCGTATTGCTGATATATAACTCAAGTAAGAATTCCAACGATATCCGTTTCACGTACTACAAATAAGATTTCTTTGCCAATTTTAATTTCAGTACCAGCATCCTTAGCAAATATGACTCGATCATTTACGCTAACTGACATTGGTTGAATTGAACCATCTTCAAGTACTTTACCTGTGCCAACACTAACTACTGTACCAACATCTGGGGTTTCCTTGTCTTTTTCGCCAAGATGAATTCCACCTTCAGAAACTTCTTCCGCTACGTCACGACGAATCGCAACGTGGTCTCTTAGTGTACGGACATCCATTATTCTGGTGCTCCGTTATTTTTACCAAGAATCAACGCTTCATACAGAAATTCGAAATCTTCGTTTTCTGCTTGCAAATCAGCATAATCTCGCTTATACATCGTACGAGCCAATTTGTTAATTGTCTTTTTTGCAATGTTGAATTGTGAATGAATTTCATCCCCAATCTCTTTCATTGCTTCGCGTTCTCTATCAGCATTTGATAAACATTTAGTCATTTCAGCAAGCATTTGCTTCATTTTTTGACGTTCTTTTGGATCACTTGGTACGCTTGAGGGATCACTCATTTTATTCTCCTTATTATTGTTATTGTTTTATTATTATACGTGCTTTGGAAGGGTATTACAACAGATATTTTAAATTCCTGGGTTTTCAGATATATAGAATCGGTGAGCACCGATAGTTGTTGCGACTTGCATATGATTTCGCCAATAGGGTTTGACATACAATGCATGATAGTGATCAGCACCATCCGTTATGTCAACAAAATTGTCGAGTGACCCTTCTGCCAACATTGCACTAGCCAATGTTAGACTTTCTTCCCATGCGTCTGCCTCACTTGGGTCGTCGTTCTTACCGTCCCATGTCCATGAGAATTGTGCAACCCATTTTTTCGTGTTGGGGTGTATCCGTTTCTCCCAAACTACACCACAAACAGTGTTGGGAAAATCAGAATCTTTTACGCGATTGATTGTTACATTACCGACAGCAATTCGTCCAATCATATCTTCTGATTTTGCTTCAAAATATATATTTTTTGCAAGACACACGATCTCATCTTCAAAACTCTCAGGCTTCCATTCGAACTCGTCCAGTGATGCTTCGATTAATTCGTTTGTTGGTCCATCTTCAATTCTGTATTCTAACCGATGTCTATCACGAGGGTGAATTTCAATTGTGGGTATTCCAAATTCAATAGAAGGACCCATTGAATCATATTCTTCAAGGGGCATAAGAGCGATTTTGTAAATTACTTTTTCCATCGGCTTCGCGTTGTGTTGCATAACATTTATAACACCAACCATCCAACCCGTAGCAAATAAAAACACAAGCGCAGTCGCTTGAATTAAGCGTTTTAAGTGTGGATTGACGTACTGATACTTCACTATAGGGGTTCCTCTCATCACCCTGCCTCCTTATTACATTCTTTGTTATTATCCTATATATTTATAACAAAATCAACGAAATTAAGCAAATTCAGCAAGCCAATTAGTGTAATTACCCAAAAATTGCGCTGGATCGTACAAGAGAGGTTCAACACTTGCAATATGAAATCTGACCTGATACAAATCACCAGCCAATATTTCAGTTGTGTTGTTTATGAAATGAGGATCACTTGGAAATATAACTAACGTTCCTCTTTGTGGGTTAAATCCAAAGTGGTGTTGAGGAAATTCTAATTTGCCACCATAACATTCAAAGTCAGAGTCAAAGGGAATTCGTTCTTGATAATCGCTGAGGAACATAACACCAGTTAAGTCACGATTCTTTGTTCGTACCCATTTTTGTTTCATATATGAACTACTTTCACAATGAGGCTTGTACCCTTTGCATTGTTCGGCATACCACTCGAAAACCATTTGTTCTGTTCCTGCATATTTAATATTATAATACTCTTCGATTTCAGGAATGATTTGCTCAATACGATTGAAGATCATTTCTTCGTTGCGATCGTGCATACGAATAGTACGGACAGGATATCCTTCTGTATCTTCATCGGGGATTGTTAGGTCGAGGTTATCGACAAGATCTTCACATTGCAGAGGTGAAACAAATTCCTGTTTAATCAGGAACGGGGATTTGGTAGCCATATGTCAGCTCCTATATTATTTGTTATTTTTCTTGGACTAACTGAACCAATTCTTTCCATGTAAGATTATTTTCGTTCATCAACTCAACAACATCAGTCATAGTTATTGTTGGTAGTTCCAGTGACTCTCTAGGATCCATTGTTGTAGATTTTCCTACAACTTTGAACTTACCAGCATTGATAAAGTTGAGACCTAAAAGCACGTCCATGTAATCATCGCCTTTGACAATCTTGTCTTGTACTTCATTGAGGTTGAACTGAACATTATTAACTGTCATGTCTTTTGCGTTTGGATCTTTTGTAGGAACAGTTACATTAAAGTTAACAAGCGGACGATTTTCTGTAGCATCACCAACTTTAACAGATTGGAATCCGTTATAGCTCATTGTAATGTTCTTGTTGTAAAAATCGAATGCGCAAACGCCCTGTGCTTCATTAATTTTAAGATTGTTAACACGAATAGAACTCATTTCAGCGCCAGTATCAACTTTTGCATCGATAGGTTTATCAGCATTGAACGTTGAAAGGATAATTTCAACTTTTGTTCCAATGTCACGAGGATCTGTTGGATCACCAACTTCATTTATCTGCTTTTGGTCAGCTTTAATTCGTGCGACCAATTCGTCAAGTTCGTTTATTAATTTGTTGTCCATTTTCGTATCCTTAATAATTATGTTTCTTGTTAATGATTCGATTGTACGCACGAATCATTTTATCCCAATTGTCGATTGGGATAGTAATACCAGTATCTTTGTTGTGACGTAGGATAGTGACGTATTCGGGTTCCATTTCAAAATCAAATTCATCACCTGTCATTCCAGTTGACATTTTTGATTCGCCTTCTGCTTCTGTAACTGGAACACCTGCTAATTCTAATAGTCGGTTCATTTCCATTTGTTTAATCCTATTTTTTCCACCGCAATTTGTTGTGCTGTTCCCATTATGTATTCAAATACTTCCATTTTATCGAGGGCAGCTTTGTCTTTAACTTCGTCCATAGGAAACGATGAAACTATCACTTCTACAATTTTGTCAACAGCCTCTTTGTAATCATATTTGCTTTCGGTTAACTGAACACCTGCTAATTCTAATAATCGTCTCTGGTCCATATTACGTCACCGATTTTTCAATATCTGAGTTTGTTGAAACAGATATAACATGGACATCCTCACCATACTCTTCTTCCATGGCCTCTTGTCTTTTTTCTGCTGTTTCTTTTGAATCGTAGATACCAAGAATAGAAACAGACGATCCGCCTAATTCAGTATATATTACAACATGTACTTCATCTGATGCTTCGTTTAGCTGTATACCAGCTAATTCTAAAAGTCGTTTTTGCTCCATTTTACTCTCCGTGCTTATCGTAATATGTATTTATGCGTTTGAGCAAAGGTGCGACGAAATCATCAATCTTTCTTTTATATACCATCGGCATCATTCCCTTCTCTACTGCAATAATAACGACTATATCTTCAATTGCCTCACCGAATAGTTCATGGTACATGATAGCGTATGCAGTACATTGAAGGAAGTAATCTTCCACCATCGCTGCATCTTTATTGTTGTTTGATGTTTTGAAATCTATGATAGACAGAACGCCTTCGTATTCGCCAACAACATCAACTCGTCCTGCTAATCGCAGCATATCGCTGTAGAGTGGTACTTCTTGTGCTCGAATGTTGTTGATTCTGTTGAGAGGAATTTTTATCTGATTGAACAGACGAATGTTTGCTACATCGTGTCCTTTTGTGAAGTTTTCTTCATTGTTGAGATAGTGTTCTGCGAGCAAATGAACGGCAGTCCCCCTATCAGTAGCGCGTTTTGATTCAATGTCGGCTTTTGATTTTCCGAGAGATTGTCGCCAATCTTCGAGCCAAGGTTTCGGACCATCGCTAAGAACTGTTGTAACAGATGCATATTTTTTACCTTGAGGTGTTGTGTAGATGCGTTTCCCGCCAATTAAGGTAGCGTCTAATTCGGTGATTTCTGGGGTATTTGTGTGTATGAACATGATGTATTTATAGTTTTTATAAACACATTATACACTAAAACGATATCAATTACAACGGTTTATACTGTAACACGCTCGATGTAACGAAGAGCCTTTAACCCACCTTTGAGGGGTTTCAATTTTGACGTGGCGATTTTATAC